TTCACCCCGTATGGGGAGAATGCTGAGCCAACAGTTTGCTGAGGACGCCCGCGTACGGTGTATGGTACCGATACCACTGTCAATGAAGAACTCGTTAAGAGAGTCAATGACAGTGGTAAAGGTAAGTTGTGCATACATCGGAACGGGGCGGCAACTCAAATCCGACGATACAACACAATCGAAGGATTTGGCCTAGACCACAACCTAGGAGTTTATAACAATAGTGTAGACACGATTGGTAGGGCGTTGACAGAAAGATATTTTTATTGCGCAGATAAAGTCAACGGTGGGTTTCGCGACACCATCACCCCAATCAAGCGTGCATTTGGTAAACAGCATTTTGAGGAGTTTCATAACAATGTTATGGCCAATATGCCTGCATTGCCCCGTCTCAGCCATCAACAAGTCGTTGATCGCTATACCGGCAGCAAGCGTATTGTCTACGGCAATGCTATGATATCTCTCTCGAGATGTGGTATTAAACGCAAGGATTCTCACCTTAAAATGTTTACCAAATTCGAGAAACAGGACTTGTCCAAAGCTCCACGAGGGATTAATCCCCGTGATCCGAGATATAATCTCGAGCTAGGTAGGTACCTAAAACATGCCGAAAAACCTTTCTTTAAGGCAATTAATGTAGCTTTCGGAGCTAAAACCGACCACACCGTCATCAAAGGTCTCAATGCTTTTGAATCAGCTAGTGTAGTTCGACAGAAATGGGATAGATTCAATAATCCTGTGGCTGTTGGGCTTGATGCTGAGAAATTCGATGCACATGTTACTGTGCAAGCATTGAAATACGAACATTCCTTTTATACGTCCTTATTTCCTGGTTCTAAGGGGTTAAAGGAATTGCTAAGTTGGCAACTCAATAATCGTGGAGTTGCTTACTCGCAAGATGGTAAAGTCGAATTTAAGATTCAAGGAACGCGTAGTTCTGGTGATCTCAACACTAGTTTGGGCAACTGCCTGATCATGTGTTCCTCCGTTTATGCCTACGCCAAGCAGCGTGGTGTTGATATCGAGCTGTGTAATAACGGGGATGATTGCGTGGTTATCATGGAGAGTGATGACTTGGCAAAATTCCAACGTGGTTTACAGCTCTGGTTTCAACACCGTGGCTTCAGTATGGTTGCAGAACCCCCGGTATTTGAGTTTGAACAGATAGAATTCTGTCAAACCAAGCCAGTCATGGTAGATGGGGATTGGATGCTCGTCCGCAATCATAACGCTGTATTAAAGAAAGATCCGATGTGCCTTATAGCTATACAAAACGATAAGGTCTACCGCAAGTGGTTACACGCGGTTGGCACATGCGGAACAATTCTCAATCAAGGTGTGCCTGTACAGGAAGCTTTCTATCAAGCTTTCCTACGCAACGGCACTGAAAGTACACTCGCCATGAGAGAGCATGTTTTCAAAGGTACCAGTATGATGACACGATTGAACAAAGTGTCCACGCAGCGCCGCATAACCCCGGCAGCACGCGTTTCATACTACTATGCGTTCGGCATTCTGCCTGATGAACAAGTTCAAATTGAGGAAATGTACAATTCTTCGGTAATCTTGGAATGGACCAAAGATGCAGTATCAAGGGATGCTGTCAATCTGCAACCAGGATTAAAATTATTAGATAATGAAATTTCATGGTAATTATTGCGGGCCCAACTGGTCGGCTGGTGAACATCAGCCTAGCGTTATTAGTTCAGTACCTGCTGTCGATGAGTTCGATGAAACTTGTCGGCAGCATGATGCTGTCTATGCACTAGGTGGTGACACCAAATCTGCTGATTATGACTTCTTCCACCAAAATTTTGGTAAGGGCGTTAGTCGCACAATCGCAGCAACAGTTGTAGGAGCCCAAGGATTACTCAAACCAGGAATAAAATTTGAAACTAATTTTAACATGTCCAAAACGTCCAATTTAAGAGGCTCTAAAGCCACCAAGCAACCGAAGCAAGAAGCAACCGATAGTGGGATGCACCTTGTTGGTATTCCCGCAGCCATGGGGACTACTATCAAGGGGCGTCGCTCTTTAACCAAACGCAAAACCGGTGACACTCTCCTTATGGAGGCACGTGTTTGTGTGGGCAGACCAGCCGCTGCCACACAAGTCTCCGTTCCAGAGATGAACGGAGTCATTATTCTGAATCCAGTGAATCTGGGTAATGATGAGATTCAGAACATGACACGTGTCTACCAGCGTTACCGGTTTTTGCACGCGCAACTCCATTACAGGCCTGTTGTCGCCACCAGCTCGTCAGGGGAGGTCTTTGTTGTAAGCAACCAAGATCCCAACTACAAGCCGGTAGACAACAGCATCAATGCCTCGTTTTATCAGCGAGCCCTTTCCACCGAGCATGCCATGATCACACCGATCTGGAATGCTACTACGATTGATCTAGATTTGGATCAAGGGTGGAAGGTGTGTGATAACCTTAACTCAACTTCATTGGAAGAGTTTTGTTCTGGCGTAGTGTACACGTACACTGACGGCTCAATTGCCGTGCCAGGTTATTATGTGATAGATGTTGAGGTCGAATTTTCCGGCCTCAGGTTCAACCCCCGCAATCTGCTATCAGGTTCGCGTCAGGGTTATGGCACGCGCGCTTCGCTGTCCTTCACCAATCCAACGCTTAATGCGGATGCGATTGCTGTAGGTTCACTATACACACCAGGGGACATATACCTCTGTATCTTATCTACCCTCAGCTCCACATTTGGGGCAGGCACCGCTTCTACATTGCTTGCAATTAGTAGTGGTGCCTCTGGCACTCAACCATTCACGGTTGATGGGGCCACTGCGGTGTATGCACGTGCTATCAGCACCTCACAGCTTGCGTTGTTTACCACTTACGACGCAGCTGTTGGTTATGATATCGCGGATAAGTTGTTGTATGGTGTCACAGCTACTGGTACAACCACATTGCCTGCTTCAATCCAAGTACAACTCCGTAATAGTACGCAACCAAATCTGTAGAAATTTTCAACTTGAGCCCGGTGAATTAAGAGGTGAAGTGGAAGACTGGACATCTTCCCCAGTAGCACTAGTCCGAGGGGGGTATAAATTCTACACGTCTGGTTATTTTATATATATATATTTTAAAACCATAAACAATGCATATTTTGCGTACATTACGTCTGAGACTCGCGTTAAGTCTCGCTCAATTCACTTCCGTTGTGTTCCAACTGCGGGGGTTCAACTGTGGCTGCTCTTGCAACACAGTCGTCGATACTATTCTCGATCAAGGTGGTCTAGCACCTGATTGTCGC